CTGGGCCGCCTTTGCCTTTAGTTCGTCCACGCGTTCTCTAATCCTAACATCTCCGAACAGCCTAGCAGCCGCGCTATCATTAGGTTTGTATCCAGCCGCCTCATACGCAACGACTTGAGTTTCGCCTTTGGCAATGCCTTGGGCGAACCTTTCGTGTCGTGTATTTTCAAGAATTGGCATTACAGAACCTCGTTAAGCTCAAGCCACATACATAGCACCATAACGTATGCAAGGCCATAGCCGCCGAGTAGAACGGATATGAGGGCGATCAGGGCATACAGGAGCCACATCACCCGAACTCCAGCGGCTCACGCGGCAGAGGCTCGCCACGCAGCACAGCGGCAATGATACGCGGTTTAGGCGCATAAGGCGAGTGGTTACGTTGCCATGCCTCGGCTTCCATGCGCTTGGCGACTTCGAACTTGGTCATATCCATTGCTCCTTAATAAATCGGGCCATAGTCACGGAGGCAGGCGGCGTATGTGATCTGCATAAACCTAGCTTTGACCACTTGCTGCATGGCAATGGTGCTGGGCTTTTTTACCATGCTGGCATTGATCCATACGGTATAACCGATGTTGACGGACTCGCTAGGTTCCGAGCGCTCAAGTACGAGCAGCGTCAAATGGCCATGGCCGTCCCAAATCATTTCAAGGGTAGTGGCTGCAAACTCTTTCGTCGCGGTGCAAACCTCGATAGCGCCTTTTGCGCTTGGCAGTCGCGTGGTCGGCGTAAAGTAAAACATTTCCTGCGCCGCCACCGGAGTGGCCGTAACGAGGGCCGCTGTAGCAATCAGTGCCTTAATCATGGTTCATTCCTTTGGTCAGATTGGGGCTGGCAGCTAGGACCACCAGCCCCGTTTGCGTATCATTCCAGACCATTCGCGGCTCTACATGACAGACCCGTTACCTGCGCCGCTTGTTCCTTCCGGTGGTCTGGCTATGCGGGGCGCTGATACTGTCGCACCTTGGAAAGGCAGGACGGGTGTTTGGTTATGCGGCGGGTTTAGCGACCACCGCCATATACCGTTCCGGCAACTCGCCAGCCTGCATCATTTCGACGAGGATTGACGCGGGGCCTGAGATAGCCCGGTCGCCGCATTCCCACCGACGTACGGTGCTGGCAGCTTCGATCCGCAGGATGCGGGCAAACTCGGTCATGCTGTAACCCTGGCTCTTTCGGAATGCGCGGAGGGCTTGGCCGTTAATCCGGTGCGTTACGTATGTCATGCGTCAAACTCATGTGCTGGTGTGTTGGGGAACAGGCGGGCGATGATGTATGCGATCATGCTACCATATTTCTCTAGTTGCGGGCATCGCCCTGTTGACCCACCTTCTTTGCCATATGCCTAACGTGTGGTCAAGGGCAAAATGCAAGTTATTCGAGCGGCCACTTGATCGCCACGATATCCCCGCTTGAGCCGTCATGTATCCAACGTAGCTGGCTGGCAGTGTATTGGTGTTTCAGGTCACACCAGCCGTTACGAAGCTGGATCGTGTAAAGTTTATCGTCCTTTGGTGGTGAGCGTTTACCGGAAACCAATTTGAACCCTGGCGCTGGAATTTCTCGGAACATTGCTAAGCCTCATAAAACACTGCGCGATCAAAATCGTATTTTACGGTCATGTTCCCGCGCTTGCCCGGAAGGCCCATACGAACCTTTGTTACAAGAATTTCCGCTTCATCCGCGTCAATTGCCTTGCGATGATACGTTAAACCATAATCCGCTTTGTTGGCAAAGTTAGCGCTTCCCGCAATGTCATACAGGCCGGGAATCTTCTTTGTCCCCTCCTGCGGCTTTGTCGGGTGAGCGACAAGCCAAAATGCTACGTCATGGGTTTTTATGAAATGCTTGATCTGGCGGATAGCGCGGCCAATGTATTCCGTTTCGGTTTCCTCTCTGCGGCGCTTGTGCTCAATTTCGTTCCAAGGGTCCAGAACAACCATTTTTGCGCCATGGCGACGAACTGCGATGGACGCCAGCCGGAGAAACTCGGCAATGTCCATCTCCATATCCTCATCCACCGTCTGCGAAATAATCGTTAGGTTGTGACGGAGGATGTTGTCGGCATGGTCGCGGTTGATCCGGGGCAGATTATCACGCTCACAAGCCATGATTGCCCGCCGCAAGCCATCCCGCAGGATCGGCTTCACATCCGTTTCGAAGCTAGCCACACATACGGGAAAGTGATTGACCATAACATGGCCTAGAATTGCGTTCATGAGCGTTGACTTGCCCATGTTGGCATAGCCAGTCACGACGGTTAGCGTTCCCGGCACGATGCTAATCATGTCAGCAATTGGCGCTACCCCGCAGGAATAGGATCGAACCTCACCACGTTCGGGAAAATCGTCTAGCGTGTAAAGCCCCTTGACCGGATAGGGGCGCGATGTCGTGATACAGTCAACGACCATTTCCGGCCCATACTGCTGCAAAACCTCATTCAGGTCTTTACACCCGCTGGGGTAGTCAATGAACCTGCATCGGTCAGCCCCAAGCAATGCGACAAGATCGGTCGCCAAATTGTAGCCAGCCTGGTCATTGTCCGCCGCAATGACAAACTCCTTAACCCCAGCCAAGGCATCGGCATGTCGATCAACCCATTCGTAGCGCTTGGCGGTGTCAAGATTCTCGGTTGGTGTCCCTGGCGCGCCGTTCGGAACTGACACGGCGAATTGAAACCCCGCCTGTATCGCCGCTAGGGCATCCCATTCCCCCTCCGTTATAACTAACGGCGCTTGCCCGTTGCGAACCTTGGGGTCTTTCAGGCAATCCGCGTTCCACAGCGCAAGCGGAGCGCCGGTGTCCATCCGGTGATCCTTTTCCGACACCAGCCGGTATTTGTGGTTCACGATTTCCCCCGCCTCTGCGTAGGGAACCGCCAGCCAAGCCTTCCCTTCCCGCAGAACGGTTTCCATCCCGTATTCCTCTGCAAGCGTCGGATCGAGACCGCGCGCTATCAACCATTGAACGTGCTTGGGGTGAAGTGTCATTGTTCGATCCTGAAAAATTGCAGTTATGGCAAAACCAAACCCAGCCATTGGCGTCTTTGGTCACGCTCAAGCATCGGTCCCGCTTGTTCCGCCGTGTATGGCTGCAAACCGGGCAAAGGTGCTTACCGGGCCTTGTCGGATTAAAACTAGACGATGGGGTATTCATAATCCCCCGCCTTCCCGGTCGTGTATCGTTTCTTGAGAACCGCCGTCACATATGGCACCGGATCAACCACCCGCTCAATTTGAGCCGCCGTAATTGCCTTAGCCACTTCGTCCTTTGTGTATTCCTTGAGCCAACGCCCGATAAGCGCACCAGGCGATTTGCCGCCAAGATATGCTTTCGCATTGTCCCAAAATTGCTTGTCGGACGACGCCGAAGCGTCACTAGCTTTAGCTAGTGTATTATCTGTATCTGTATCTGTATCTGTTAGCTGAGCGTTTGCTAAGCTATTGCTATGCATTTGCTTAGCACGTGCTAGGCCAGCCTTCCGCTTTTTCAATGACTTATCGCGCACGTTTGCCAACTCGCGATCAATCCTGCTATGCGACCAGTTGTCGCAACTGACTTTGAAAAACTCGGAAACCACCGGCTTCAATCGGTTCCACTCACGTGGGCCGACCCTGCAAATTCGAGCCAACTTCTTGTCGTCATTCGGCAAAGCTTCGCCTCTCTGCCAATAGGTCATAATCAGCAAAAGATATGCGCCATGCTCCAGCGTCGAAAGGTGCGCTGCATCTGACATATAGTCAGCAACATAAAGCGGCATGAAAGGGATAGCGGCCATTATACACCACCCCCAATCCATTCGTCATAGGACATCCAACGCTGCGAACGAGGGCGACGCTTAAACTCGTCATACATGACCTGCGCCATGTTGCGATGCTCTGGAAAAGGGAACCGCGCAGGTGCAGACTTGCACAAGGCGGAATTATTCTGTAAAGATACACGCATTAGACTGTCTCCTGTCGCATTCCGCGAGACGGTTTATAGGGCGGGAATTGAGCGCCGTTGCCATGTCGCTCTTCCCGCCCGCCCTTCATAACCTATTCTGCCGCCCCATTCAAGGCGCTGACGTTCCGCCAATAGCGCTCCCTGCGTTCAGGCGTGAACTGCGCAAGGCGGCGCTCCCGGTATTCAGGATCAGGCCGCATTACCGCTTCCAATCGACGGCGAATTAACCAGCGTTTCAGCATACAAACTCCACCTCTATACGTCCCGGCTTTTCCGGGTCCATGAACTGATAGAACGGACGAAACCGGCGGTCGTCAACGCCAAGCGCATCAGCCAGCCCGTCACGCATCGCCTTGAAGCTGGCAACCATGTTATCGTCATCGCGGTGCCTTGCATCTGGCGGATAGAACCGGATCGTTATTGGTATGCGCCCATCCATGTCGTGAATTGCCCGCTTGATGCGCAGGGGAATTGCTACCGTCGCCAAGGTGCAGGCATCGGCCCTGGCTTGCTTCTTGACCGCAGCCAATGCCCGCCAGTGCTGCCGTGCATTAGGGTTTAAGCGGCGATCAGGCCAAGGCAGCGTGACGATAATCATTGCGACACATACCGCTCAAGCGTCTTGATGGTTGACCGGCGGAAAGGCCCTTCGCCACGCGCGAACCGGCGCACCGTATCGTAATTCAGTCCGGTTGCATCCGCCACGCGCGGCAAGATACGATCCTTTAAGCGTTCTCGGATTTCATCTTCCTGCATAACGTTTCCTCTATTGACTTATGGGTAGCGTAGTGCAAGATAGCGGATATGGCAACGGAGAAAACGCATATGGCAGAAACAGGAATTATTGCAGCCCTCGCAGCGGCATTGCCAAAGCTGGAAGGGGCAAAGAAAAACGCTAACAATCCGCACTTCAAGGCCAAGTATGCGGACCTCGGCAGCGTGATTGACGCGCTTGAGCCGCTGAAAGAGCATGGGCTTTGGTTTATTCAGATTAGCAAAGAGCGCGACAATGGCGCTTGCTTTGAAACGATTGTCATTCATGGCCCCAGCGGTGCGCAATTCAGCATGGGCGAAACATTCGTTCCCGCAGACCGGAACAATGCGCAGGGCTTCGGATCGGCGCAGACCTATGCCCGTCGCTATGGGCTTATGTCGGCTTTTGGGCTGGCAGCCGAGGACGACGACGGCAACGCAGCTGCGTCTGCGCCACCCAAGCGCCAGGCCAAAGCGGAGCCGACTGGACCGGTTGATGATGGTCAATGGATGGTTATCACGGACTTAATCGAGAAGACCGGAACGGACGCGGGCAAGTTCTGCGCAGCTTTCAAGATCAAGAGTGTGAAGGAACTGCCCGCCGCGCAGTTTGAACGCGCTCAAGCTATGCTGGCAAAGAAGCTGGCCGATATGGGGAATGCGCAATGATTAACGTTTATCTTGATATTGAAACCATCCCTTGCCAGTCGGCGGAATACCGGACGCGCGTTCGTGAAGGGATCAAGCCTCCCGGCACAATCAAGAAGCCCGAAAGCATTCTCCAATGGTTAGAGGAAAATGCGGAAACCGCGACGGATGAAGCGGTGGCAAAGACCAGCTTTGATCCTGCTTATGGGCATATCTGCTGCATTGGCTGGGCAATTGGCGATGATCCGGTGCAATTGCTTTGCGCCCCGACTGTGTCCGATGAAGCGGACATTTTGCGGGGCTTCTTTGACGCACTGCCGAAAATGGGGATGGCCAAGTTTATCGGCCACTACATCACCGGCTTTGACCTGCGGTTCATCATGTGCCGCGCGATTGTGCTGGGCGTCAAAATCCCGTCAATCTGGCCGCGCGATCCGAAGCCATGGGATCAAAGCGTGTTTGACACTATGGTCGCATGGGCAGGGGTGCGCGGAACAATCAGCCAGGATCGTCTTTGCGAAGCGCTCGACCTCCCCGGCAAGGGCGACTTTGACGGCAGCATGGTAGCCGCCGCTTGGGCCAATGGCGAACATGATCGCATTGCAGAATACTGCCGCTCGGACGTTGAAACCGTTCGTGCAATCCATCGCCGCTTTGAAGCGGTAGGTTTCTGAAAGGAACGATAATGCAGGTTATCACTATCACCGGCTATCTGAGCCGCGACGCAGAGCAGCGCACCACCCGCGACGGAACGACCATCACAAACTTGAATGTTCCTGTCCGGCAGGGTTTTGGAGAGCGCGAACAAACCAACTGGTTTCGCGTTTCCGTATGGGGTAAGCGCGCTGATTTTGCCGCTAAGTTCCGCAAGGGTGAGTTTATTGCCGTTACTGGCGATCTGACTATCGGGGAATATGACGGCAAGCCGCAGTATGAAATCCGCGCCAGCGACTTCCAGACGGTTAGACCGGCAGGGCGCGATGATGCACCGGCACAGCCGCAGGAGCGCCGTCAAAGCATTGCCGACGATCTCAATGATGAAGTGCCCTTTTAATGCTACCGCCCAAGCTGGCAAAGAAGCCTAAGCGGTCAGCCCGCTGGCGTTCTCAAAAGCACTGCAACTTTGTTCGGGGCCATGCGTGTAGCGCGTGTGGCTCCGACATTGCTATTGAGGTCGCGCACGTTCGCATTGGTAGCGGCGCGGGGATGGGGCAAAAGCCGGACGACTGGCGCACCGTCAGCCTGTGCCGGGACTGCCACCAGCGCCAGCATAACGTAGGCGAGGCAACATTTTGGGAGAATGCCACCACGGCAGATGTGGAAGCGCTGATTGATGCGTTCTGCAAGGCCAGCCCATGCGCGGCTGAAATCAGAGCGGTTAGGTCTAAAGATGAGTGACAGAGCGCCTCTGTATTTTGAAGCCCGCCTAGGTATGCTCAAGCCCGCCAACCGTATGGCAGAGGAAGCTATGCGGGAAATCAAGGGGCAGGTGGATATTACCATCAAAGGCGGTGTTGCAAACCAGCGCCGCCGTTCCCTTTACTGGGTATGTGCTGGCATTGTTGCGCCGATCCTAAACGACCTGCACGGCATGACGCTAACCGAAGCGGAATTACACGATATTACCCGCGACAAGCTGGGTATGTATGACAGCTTTACCCTGCCAAGCGGCGATACGTTCAAGCGCTACCACAGCACAAGTAATCGCAGCATGAACGAAGCGGCCCGCGCTGAATACACAACGCGGGCCTTGCAGCTTTGGTCAACGTGGTGCGGTGTGGACGTTACCACACTGCGCGATGAAGCATCACGCCTCGCATAGCCCCTCCTCAATCATCTCCACCTGGGCCTTGATGCGCCGCGCTTCGGTGCGGATTGCATCAGGGTCTATTTCGTGGCCCTGATCCAGTTCGGCTGCAAGGGCCTCCAGTCGGGCGGCGATGGCGGTTAGGGTGTTGGTCATTGGGCTTTATCCTCTGCTTGTTGGATGCGTTCGCCAATCCAGCGCATTACCGGAACGGCCATTGAGTTGCCAAGCGCCTTATAGCGCGGGCCATCAGACATCATGCGATTGCGGTATGGAACTAGCGTATAATCGTCGGGAAATCCCTGAAGCCTTTCACACTCCCGTGGAGTTAGTCGGCGAACTGCGGAATGGGTGCCAACTGCGTGATGGTGATCCCGCAGCAATGTAAAAGCCGGGTCACTCTCGGAGCCAATGCCTAGTCCGGTTCCTTCGCCAAGCGCATTGTGCCTAGTGGCGATCTGCATATTGATTGGGTATGTGACAGCCTGCGTTTGGCAGCGTTGAAGCGCCAGCGCACAATTATCGCTCATGTGCATATCAATTGATCCACCTTGTTGGTGAGCGAACGCCACAATATCCGGCCCACGGTCATGACAGGGGCTTCCGTCATAACGCCTGGTGAGCGTCCGTGCGGTTTCCAACCCGTCAAGCGTAACCACATCGAACCCGCCTCCGTGCATAGGGATCAATGTCTCCGTCTCGGCATCGTATCGCTGGCCCGTTCCCGTTGTCAGGCATTGGGCTACTGACAAACAATCCGCCCCCCCCCTGATATGCTGATCTTCAAGTCCCAACTTGGAACCAAAGGCAGCATTTAAGGTCGGAGCAATTTCAGCTGGCCAATCTACTGGCTGCAAATACCCTGCGGCAGCGCCATCCGTTCCAGCCCCCGGCCCTCCGCCACCGCCAGAAGCGTGGCTCTCAAGCGTTCCGGCAATTTCTTTCCCCTTTTCTCGGCGCGGCGCAGAATGCCTTTGCAAGCTGTGGCGCTCAAAAAGAACCGCTGCGGCACTTCGCCAATCTCCAAGGCATCCGACAACGAACACACGGCGGCGGCGCTGGGCCACTCCAAAGTATTGAGCGTCAAGCACTCGGTAGGCGAACCCATACCCGAGTTCGACCATGCCCCCGAGAATGGCACCAAAGTCCCGTCCTCCGCTTGATGACAGGACGCCGGGGACGTTCTCCCAAACCAGCCACTTGGGCCTTTTTCGTTGAGCAAGCCTAAGAAATTCGAGGGCCAGGTTGCCACGGTCATCATCCAAGCCTCCTCTAAGTCCTGCGATTGAGAAGGACTGACACGGGGTTCCTCCGACAAGAAGGTCAATTGGCCCATATTCATCGGCTCCTATTGTGGTGAAGTCGCCATGCAAAGGGACTTCGGGATAATGATGCGCCAAAATTGCGCGGGGCGCGGCTTCAATTTCGCTAAAGAATGCGGGCTTCCAGCCCAAATTATGCCAAGCCACCGTAGCGGCTTCAATTCCGCTACATACAGAGCCGTAGCGCATCACTTCAACTCCCACATCCTACGCTTCTGCACATTCCGCAATTCCTGCAACAGCGCTGCGAGAAACCGCTGGTTAGCCATCTCCATGGCGCGATAGTGTAGTTCGTCGGTCATGCTTCAATCACCGCGTAAATGCGTTCAAGGGGGCGGGCGATTTCAACTTTTACGCAGCCCATTCCAAGAATTATGCACTTACCCAAAGCCTCGGCCCATGCGTTGTTATCGGCCAAAACCGTATGATCGAATATCTTTAGGTAGTGGTTTAGTTCGGCCTGCTTTTCAACTGCATCGGGGACGTCATCCCACCAGCAAGTAATTTCCCAAGTGTGGCCGTGCATATTACCATCACGGCTTCGATGTGCTGCGCAAAGAATGGCGCTAACTCCAGTTAAAACCTTCATGTTTAACTCCACAATGAAAATTGATGCGGTCGATCTGGAAGGCATCCAGCGCCATTATGATCCTCTATTCGCTCGGTCAGGATTATAGTTCGGGTTTCTTTGCTGCGCGGCTGGTAAGTTCCCTTCCATGCGCTGTCTATACCGATATTCCTAGCAACCATAGTGCTGTCAGCGCCTGCTAGGGGCAGATGCTGGAACAGTTCCGGGTTAAGACAACGAAGTCCGTGAAGCCGCGTAATCGGATGCCCATGCTCATTACAGATCGCACTGATTGCCTCATGTGCGCGCTGTAAAAAAGCCTCTGGTTTTGTCACATCAAATTCGCCACTTGACCCGATGCATACGCGGGGGAACGCATGGGCAAGCCTAACTAAGCGGTCAATGCTTTCATTGATATGCCAGACGGCTGCAATTCGATGCGCAGGAAGCGGGCAAGCTGCAAGCAAGTCGTCATTTTCTGTCTCGCTTCCATCAATAACATCGGGGGCAATCACAAAGTCGCAGCCCGGATGGCTCACCCATGCGGCGACCCATTGGTAAAAATCGCTCCAATCAATAGGCTTGCCTTGCCGCCAAAACGTAAAAGCGCCGTTGTCAATTATGAAGGATTGGCACACTGCGGCTGCAAGGCCGATTTGCTGCGGCGCTGCATAACTTATACAGGCATGGCGGCCCTTCCATGCCTTAATTGCGCAAGGGTCTGGAGTGATGGGACCGCCATGATAATGTATCATGCCACCTTCCCCCGATACCGTTCCGCTTTCGCCAGCAATTCATCCGGCGTCAGGACAGTCATGCCGTGGCGAAAAAACGCGCCCACCACATCTACCTTGCCGCGCTCGTTGCAGCGGTAGGTCGGCGCGTATCGGGCAAGGGTCTTTGCCGCCACTTCATGCACTACGTCAATGCGGACCTTAACCTTGTTAGATACGCGGATGCGCTCACGTTCCTTACGCTTAGCGTTCTGCATCTTGACGTATTCGCCAGCGGTCAGGGGCTTAATGCCAGTGCGCTTGATCCACTCCTTAACCTTGTCGGTGTGATAGTGCTGGCGAAGGCCCGTCAGGGTCTTGACCTTGGCTTGCTCTGCAAAGTCAGCGGGGATGACGTCCGCTTTTGCGTCGGCACCAGGGCGGGCAAACGGGATTGGCTTAACGCCTGTTTTCCTCGCCCAACGGCCCAGCATCCGCTCATCAGCGCCGTAGTGCAGCATAAGCTGGTTGCGATGCATCTTGGCTGCCATTTCAACGTAGTCGTCAGGCACCGGGCGCTGGGTGTAGAGGTTCTCGACCGTGCCGTAACCAGCTTCGCTCATCCAGCGCGCGAGGGCTTCTTTGCCGCACTTGTAATGCGCCTTGATCGCCCCGCGCTTGCCGTTGAGCAGCGAAAAAATTTGATGGAAGTCATGCGGCATTTCTCGAAAGTGGCCCATGTTACGCTCCTACTTCGCCAAGGATAAGCCAGGCAATGCCGCCCACTACCGCCCAAAATGCGGCGCCGAAGGTAAAGGCGACGGCATAGGCACGGGCGATAGGGTGGCGGGTTTCGTCCTGCGGTTGGAGGCTTGCGCCGTTGTCGTCGTTGTAGATCATGGTTTCGCTCCTTCAATTGAATTACTTGCTTCAGCGTCTCTCGCGTAACGCATTTTTACGAACCTAATCGCGCCAAGGTCCGGCGGTAAATTCTCAATTTTCAGGCTGCCATCAAGAACTGACCCGACAAATTGCTCAACTTCGCTAGTCCAATGAAACCACTCATAATGCGAATGGCTATTTAGCAAGTGATGATGGACCCTTGACTCTAGAGAAGTATCTCCGGGGAACTTTGCTACTAGGACCAAAGGGAACGGCACCCAAAATCCAGACGTTTTAAGCCTTCGCTCAGGATTTCGACTGTAGCCGATTTTAACGGGAGCGTTTTCAACATCTGGCCTAATAAAATAAACAAAACCTGGATACATAGCGGTCACTCCCAAAATCCGGCAGGAAGATCAACACCAAATTGTGACGCCATCCTTGAAATGGCGGGGCGATGCTTCCACGGTATTTTCCGGCCTTTAAGCTGCCAGTTGCCCACGGCTTGCGGTTTAAGGCCCAATGAAGCCGCCACTTTCGCGGAGCCTCCAAGCGATTGGATAAGGTTGCGTGTTTTCATAGCCTGCATGGTGTCGCATATACACTTTGCCCCGTCAATACACAAAAAGTGTTTGACAGGTGGTGCTAGGGCTATATGTTGGGGGCAACGAATGGAGATAGCGATATGACCACCCGCACCGAAGCCGCCAGCTTGGCCGACGCAATGAAAACCCCGCCGTTCAAGGCTGGATACCTGGATGGCATCATTCGCACTGCGCTGATCCAGCTTGAATACAGCCCCAACATGGCGCGTATCACGCTGGAACGTGCGCTTAAGGAGATTGAGGCCAATGCGTAAGATCGCCTACACCCTTTTCGCGCTGGCGCTGCTTGCCGCTTTTCACATCGGCATGACGAAAGACGCCGCAGCGCTTTGCAGCAACGACGCTAATCAAGTGGAGTGCCCGTAATGCCAGACCTTTCGCGTTATGAAATGACCATGCTATCCGACTTGCTGGAGCGCCTACGCCAACCGGGCGATGACTATGTGATCGTCTCTGTCGGTAGGCGCGGCCCTAACTTGGACTGCGAAATTGGAAACGCCGTCGCCACTGTCCGCATGGGCAACGATGAAGCCACCAGCGAAGCGCTGTATCTGGACGATGCGATCAGCCTTGCGCGCGCCAAAATCATTCGCGCCCGCGCCGCCAAGAAGGCCAAAGAAGAAAAGGACCGTAAGTAATGCCCTTTGAACGACACAACGCCCGCTATTATGCCCCGCGCCCTAGCTGGAATCGCGGGGCGACGATCAACGGCAAGCCTGCATGGCAGGTTGCGGAGGAGCGGCGTAAGGCTGCGGAGGCGCGCAATGCCCCCGGCGCTTAGGCACTGGCTCTGGATCAACTTTGGCTTTGACGAATGGGAATGGAACCCTGATGACATTAGATTTTAAACCTGAGCCAGAGTTCGCCGCCGAGCTAGGCGCGCGGATCATCGAAGACGCCGACAAGCTGCGCGTGTTTATGCCAGACATGAGCGCCCGGATTAAGTTTGCTTGGGCAGGCCGCACGTTTGAGATCGTGCTTAGTATGGAGGACGAGTGATGGTTGACATTGACGAACTGGAGCGGCTGTTGGCGGCTGCTACGCCGTGGTCACAAGGTCGAGTTCTGATGACCAAAGAAACCCGGCGATGGACATTGGAGCAGATTGCCGAAGCCAATATGATTGAACGCCGCATGGTACTTTCCGATTTTACTTCAATGGATAAGGGGCGGGGGCGGGAGTTGATTGCGTCATGTGAAAATTCGGACAACGCCGTCCTAATCGTCACTCTCCACAATTCCGCCCCCGCCATGATCGCCGAAATCCGCGAACTGCGGGCAGAGAATACGCGGTTGAAGAGCAGCGCCAATAAATTGGCGAGTGCTGAAGCCGAATACCGCAAAGCCCATGACCTTCATGGTGACGGGTCGCCTCAATCTGGCCGCGCTTGGGATTTGATGCGCCGTGCTGGTGACACCGCCCGCGCAGCCCTTGGAGAACCCCAATGACCATGACCGAAATCGACCCTAAAGCCCTAGAACACGCCTGCTTGTGCGCTGGCCGCTCGGTGCATCACTTTGACCGCATGGGGGATGACCTGCCGCTTCGCGCGTCAATTGTCGCCCATGCCCGCGCTATCGAACGCCTCGAAGCCACCGAAGCCCGCCACGCCGCAGAACTGCGGGAACAGGCGGAGCGGTTTGATGCTTTCCGGCAGGAAGTGAGTGATGAACTAGCTAAGTTGGGTTGCTGGCCTGACACGGTTAACCTGCAACGCTTCATCCTCCCCGCGCCCGACCCCGACCCGCTGGTGGAGGCTTTCGCTAGTTTGCCGGTGGGCTTCGCCGGTTGCGTCGATGGTGCAGACGCACTCCGCGCCGCCATGCAAGCCCGTGGCTACGAGTGGCGCAAGATCGAACACACCCCGCCCGCAGGAGGCAGTGATGCAGAGTGAATTGAAGCCGTGCCCGTTTTGCGGCGACAATGAGCGGGGTATGAATTGCCTCATGGGATCATGGACGGTCGGATGCTCTTGCGGCGTTCTGGGCGGCGAGTATGAAACTGAAGCCGAAGCCATCGCCGCATGGGACACCCGCGCCAGTGACGCCGAAATCACCCGCCTGACCGAAGCCCTGCGCGCTGCGGAGGAGCGGGAGAAGGGGTTGCTGAGCGCACTAGAGGAATGGATGTTCCGGTATTTTTGGCGTGTCGATGGGATGCCAGTTGAAGCCGCGCGCATCCACGCACAGTCTCGCATGAAAATAGCTGCCCTCGCAGGAGCCAAGCCATGACACCTGAACAAATCGCAGAACATACGCTGAAACGTGGTAGCGAATACCCGTATGATGCGCCGGATAAGTGGTGGGATGGCGATGGGAAAAATCCACCCACTCCGCTTGATTGGGCGCACCATGCAGCCCGTGGCGTTCTGGCAGATTTGAAAGATCGCGGCGGGATCAAGCACGGATTCGCCAATATCGACGAAGATATCCGCGCCGAAATCGTGCAATCACTGGCTACAATTATCCGCATCGCCTCCCGGTCGGAGCCAAGCCATGACTGACGCAGCGAAGATCGCGCGGGGGCCATGTAGCGCATACATTGATCGGCGCATGATTTGCCGTAACGGATTTCCAATTAAAAATACCTGCTGGACAGGCAGCAGGTGGGGCAGCGAAACATCACGTCCACATTGCATGAACGAAGATTACTGTCCGCCGCACCTTATTGACTCGGATACAGGCTTTCCAATCTTAGCCGTCCGCGCCGAACTCGAAAGGATCGCAGATGACTGACGAACTGAACGTGTGGCGGGAGGTGTTCCAAGAGTTCCAAGCGCTGCGCAGGGCATCTTGTCTCGATGAGGCTGAACAAGCAGCCGCCGCCGTGATCCGCGACTACGGCGACAAGCGCTACCAACAGGCGATTGCCGATGTGGTGGAGTGGTTGCGCGCCCAGCAGCACGGCAGGACCAGCGACAACTACCCCGGTTACTACGCGCGGCAGATTGAGCAGCGTTTTGGAAGGGACGCATGATGGTTGAAGTGACGCAGGAGGATCGGGAGGCGGCGGCATCGGTTGCCGTGCTGGTCGAGATGCGAGAATTGATTTTGTCAGGCCGTGCAGACCATCACGCTGAACCGTGGGCAATCCACCGGCATCGCGGCAAGCTGGAAGGCGCGCGGTTGGCGATTGAGGCGGCGGCAACCGTTGCGCCAAGTAAGACGCCGTCGGGCGAATGCGAAACTGTTGGTCAGTGGACCCGGCGAACCTTGCGCGAAGCAATCCGCGCCCTCGACCCGGCCAAGATCGTGGGGGAAGGGTGATGGACGTTCCATATCTAACCGAAGTGCGCTGGCATTGTTTGCAGGCGTTTAAGCGCCAACCGACTCTGATGCGCCGCCCGTTCTTATCCAAAGAATTGAAAGTGCATGGCCGTAATGGCGTATTGCGCCCAGCAACAGGGCCAACGCTATCGGGACTAGAAAAGGCTGGTTGGGTTAGGCGCGCAATATGGGGCTTGCCGGGGACAGGGATGCCGTTTCAATCAGGCGGGCCAATCAGCGCATGGGAATTGACCGACGCGGGCCGAGATGCAGTTAACGCCTGTCCCGACACTTTCCCCGGCGATCCGGTATATGTCAAAAATCAAGCGCCCCATACTGACCTTGCCCAACCCCTCGCGTTAGGCTAGTGTGCGGGCCGTCTTCCCTGCCAAGAGTAGGGTTAGCATTCGCGATCGTTTAGACGGTCCCAGCAAAGGTTAGTCCGCCTTCCGAGGCAGGGCTATGGCAAGAGAGCGCTGGTGTGCCGCCCTTGCTGAATGTTGGTGGAAGCCCAGCTATTGACAGACCAGAGCCGGTTGCAAACGGTGCAGACGGTGGAAGCCCGTCACTCCCCCACCGCCAACCCCTCCGCAATCAGCCCGCGCGCCCAGCCTTCGCAGACTGTGGAACGCACTTCATGGCGGCGGAGGTTATCGGCTTCGGTTGCGGTGAAATAAACACCCCCGGAATTGTCTCCAAGATCGACTTGGGAACCGTCAGGCACGGCGGCGGCAATGGCTCCGCTGGCGTTACAACGAGGGGCTTTGGCCCGCATCCTGTCAGCAAGAGCGCGGCGGCTGATAGCGTCAAGATCGGCAGCGTGTTGGTCGGTCGCATCGGCAAGTTCCTTCGATAGCTTTTCGGTGGCAGCGCGCGCTTCCTTGGCGCGTTCGGTGGCGACCTTGTTAGCCTCCACCATCGCCGCGATTTCCGCCCGCGCGGCATCACGTTCGGCCAGCGCCTTGCCTTTGCCGTGCCACAGCCAGCCACAAGCCGCCACAGCGAGGATAAGACCTGCGGCTAGCGGATAGCGGCGGGCAAGGTCGAAAAGCGCTGTGGCAGCCTTACGCAGCCAATTCCACGCGCCCAGGAGTTTGAGCAGGATCAACGCCATGACACACCCCACCGCTTGGGCTTTCGGACACGCTTTTGAAGCCGCCTAGCATCCCATTTGGCGGCGAAGCGCCCCAGCTCAAGCATATACCACGCAGTCATTCGTCGCCCTTCGGCGCGTCCTGCGCGCGGTCCTTTGCGGTGAAGTAGAAAGCGCAGGCAAGGCCAATCAGCCCTTGAATGATGATCGCTTGCGCAAGGCTCTTAAACAGGTCGTTGTCGGCCAGTTCCGGCTTGGTGTAGATCATCGCCAGCACCAGAAGCGTCAGGGCGAACAAGCCCCCGCCCGCAATGGTGGTGGCGCGCAATCGGATACGCGGAAAGTTCATAACAGCCCCCAAACAAATCGAACGGCATTAATCAGCCCCGCGACGCCCAGCGCCAAGAGCAGCGCATCGCATAAGGTTCCGGCGTATTTCATGCCGCCCCCTTGGCGTAGAGCGCAGCCTCTGCCGCGCGTCGGCGGACAAGCCCCGGCAACACGCGACCGCCGCCACGGGTCCAGCGCCCAAACTGCGCCTCCGCGCTGCCATATTTGCCCGCGCGATGCATCCGCAGCAGGGTGCTTTCCTCAAAGGCCCCGCAGCCCACGTTAAAGGCAAACGATACCATCGCGGAAAACTGGTTGTCAGTGGCGGTCGGCGCGGCTTCTGCCACGCAATCCTCAAACCGGCGCAAGTCAGATCGGAGCAATTCCTCCGCTTGATCCTGGGTGATAACCATCCCAGGCTTTACGTGCTTGCCGGTCGAGCCATAGCCAATCGTCAGGATGCCAGCGGGGCAGACGTAAGCCTTGAGTTTACATCCCTCGAACTGCTTGACCAGTTCCAGCCCCTCGCGGTTGATCGAACGTCTAGTCATACATACCTCGCTGCAATACGGACAATCGGCAACAACTCGCGCGCCGCGTCCTCTGCGGATTTGCCGCCTTCAATCAGCCCCGCGTAGCGCCGCAAGACCTCTGCGAATGCCGCCGCGTGATCGGGCTGCTCTGGCAGGTCGGGGACTAGGTGCCGGTCCAAAGGTGTTCCGAAAGGGGTCATGCTGAAAAAGCCCTTACAACTGGCGGCACGTAATGGTCCGGGTGCCTATCGCGGATAATATCACGAACCCGCTCGATTGGCATCACAATCCGCCCGACTTCGCCATAGCTGCGCGAACGCATCACAATAGACATGCACTGCTTAGATCGCCACCCGCCATCATGCGCATACTTGTCGCGCGGAGCGAGGTTGTTCCAACTCTCGAACACGCATCCCTCAAGTTCTTTGCGCTGCGAGTGGTGGACGTGCCCGCCGTCGATATAGCGGAACTCGGATTCACCCCAGTCAATTGCGTAGTCGCTAATCATGATGTTGCGCAGGGCTTCCGGCTTGGCCTTGTCGCCGTGGTGGACCAGCACAAACGTCTTACCCATGCGGTAAGCGATAAACGGGCTTTCGTTCCGCATCACGTTAACGCGCGGGTTTTGGCGATGCAGCGACCGCATATGCGCGGCCATCCAAATGTCGTTCGAGCGCGAATGGTTGCCCTGGTTGTAAATCAGGTCTACCGTCTTGGCCTTGGAGAGCGCCCGCTCCGCAATAAACTCGCTGATCTCAAGGTAGGCGTCGACCATTTTCCAGTATCGCGTATCGTAATCGACTGCGTGACCGCTGGCCTCGGTCAATGCCTTGAACGTCTCGTAATGCGTCCCGTCGCCAAGGTCGTTAATCACCATGCGGTCGCATTCTGGCGCTTGATCTATAAGCGCAGCCGCCGCCGCACAAATTTCACGCTTGGCTATGCTAATATCAAAGTTCGCGCCGGTTTCCGCCTCGCTGGCCACCATGCCAATATGCGCGTCACCGATTTGCAGCCACGGCACAATATCCGACTGCGGCTCGGATGGCATTGGCAAAATAGTCGGGTCTATCGGCTTTACTGCCTCAATCGCGGCGCGGATGCCTTCCCAATAATTATGTTCTGCCGCGCGGGTTTTCAGCCAGATCGGCTCACCCGCTGCCGTCTTTGTGAAGTGCGAGTACCCGCGAAGGTTGAAACCCTCCGCTACAGGGTGGTCAATCCCGGCCTCCGGCGCATACCCCTGCTGGGCCGCGTGTGCCTTAAGCCGCCGCATAGACTTGCCGACAACGTCATCAGATAGCCCTAGCGCCTTATTAGCCGCCGTGGCGCTGCCGTATTGCTCGATGGCGTCCAGAAACTCTTTCTGGCGCGGTGTGGCGTAGTCGTATAGCTTTACGTCAACCGGCACTGCTCACCTATGATTTAGAGAGGCAGGCCCAAGTAGCCCTATTTTTCCTTGCGGCCCAACCAACCTTGCACGGTTTTGGTCTCGACAATCCGAATACAGGTCCAGATAATCGTGAGCAGCGCCGCGACGTTCGGAAGCATGGAAAACAACGTCCCCAACATAGTGCCAATGGACAGCGCATCGACAAAATGCTTGATGCCGTCCGGGATGTGTTCCCAAAGGTCGTGGTCGCTCATAGGGCCTCTACTTGGAACCATAATGGCAGACTAGCCGCCATTATGGGAATAATCAAGCGCAACAATGTTACGCGGGTGGATTAAACGATTGTTCACGTCACAATATACCGCCATCTAGGCCAAACCTAAAGGCTTCCATCGTCCACGTTGCCGACGTAAGCACAGACAACGACGCCGCATCGCGAATTTCCAGCAAGATAATTGCAAATTCGCCGTTGTAATCGTTAGTTGTGTCGGTGATCGACCAGTCACGGGTTGTGGAAAGCGAAAGCCACGTCGATGTCGTGCCGCTAACCGCGCCGGTTGTAACCGTGCAACGCACCTCAAAAGACGCGGGAACGCCAGTCACCAGCCAGATATTATTGTTGGTGAAAAAGCCATTATCGCCGGTATACACAACGCCATCAGCGGCAACGCGCACGGTCGCGGTGCGAGGCAATGAGCCGTAAGAAGTTACCGAGCCATCAATGAGGTTGGCAACGTTTCCGCCACCAGCCCCGCCCCCCGAACGTGTCAGCTTACGAGCAAGCATTAGGTTGAAGCCCCCTGATACGCGCCATAAACCTGCGAGCCGACTTTCCAGAGGGTAATCCACGAAAGCCCGCTTGTTGCGAGGGTTGGGGCAGAGCCGCCAAGCCACTTTACGCCAGACGGGCCAAAGGTGGTGTCAGTCCAGGTAATACTATATGCAGTGCCGTCGTCAACCGACAGGGTGATGGCCTGCCCGCTCTGAAAGTTAGTTCCCTTGGGCGTGCGGTTTGCGCCAAGGGTGACATGCTGGAACGATCCATTAGCCGGGTCGATCTCAAACGCAGCACCATCCGAGATGGTGTAAACGTCCTCAATTGGGGTTCCGGTCAGAGTGGGCGTAGTAATCGCCGGGGCGGTCAGCGTCTTGTTAGTCAGGGTCTGCGTCGCGGTGCTGGTCGTCACCTCGTGCGTAACGCTGTTAATCCGCACGTAAAGCCCGCCCGTGGTTGACCACAGATCGCCGTTGACCGGGCTGCTAGGGGGCGTGCCGTGCGGCAGGCCGAAACCCGCCGCCGTAAGCGCCGTCGAAGCCGTAACCAGCTTGCCGGTCATGGTGTCGCCGGTCTTTGACACGTACCCAGCGCCAGCCGTGCTATCAAGGATTCCCGACGCGGTGATGTTGTTAAACACAACTTGGCCGTCGTTTTGCAGCACAGTCATGGAACAATCACTGCCCGAAATATAGATTCGCGACGGCGCGCCTTGATAGGCAGGATAACCCGCAACAGTGCGGATCGGCTGCACCCAAGGGATAGTCAGCGCGCTATCGCGATATGCAGTAATCGGGTTAGTCCGCGCGTCAAATCCCGTGACGCCAAGGTAGATCGAGCCGTTGTCCAGCGGATCGCCGGACTTATCGGTGAACGTGGTGACTGGCTGAAAAATAGCGGTCACTGGCGGGCCTCCAACTGGATAGTTTGCGGTTCCGGGGCTGCGTTAGCGCCGGTTTGGCCAGAAGCGGTTTTTACTGCGCTGGCCAGCTTTTCTTTGATCTTCGCTGCAATCCTGCTTTCAGCTTCGCTACCAGCCTTCGCCTTGGACATGGCCAGCAACAGATTGCGCATAGGTTTGCTTTCGTAGGCGCGAGCCATAAGCCCAAGCGTCATTGCGCCTGCCGTTGCCGCGCCACCGGTTCCGAATGCGTCAACAAATCCGGTAACAGCGAAGGGGACGTAAAGCTGTTGCCCAGATGCGGTTAGAACAGGGGCTTGACTTGCCCGCCCTGTCAATTTCAACGCGCGCACCAGCCCGTTGATCTTGGCTGCGTCTTCGCCGCCAAAGAAAACGCCAATTGAATTGCCCTGCTTGCGCACCTCATTAACAAACCGCTCAGGGTTGACATTCTCAATATCCCCGCCAATATTGCGGAAAATACGATTAATAACGGCTGCGCGGGCAGTCGCACGACCCTCAGGCGTAAGGCCACGATACAGCGCCGCAACGTCACTACGCTTTCCGCTGAAAAGCATGTTTTCGACCAGTTCCGGTGTAGCATCGCCTTTGCGCAGCACGGTTTTAAGCGCCTGCTTTTCGGTTTCACCAGCCAGCGCTTGCAGCCGCTTGTTAGCAACCGTCCACTTGGTTACATCGCGCGGTTCGCCAACCTCACTGATAAACTGGCGCATATCTTGACGCACCGGATCGTAAATTTTGCGCAGCGCCTTTTCACCGACTTCACGCGCGGCAACCGAAAACTTGCCCTCATCTTTAAAGACATTCGCAAGTTCGTCCGCACGATAGGCTTCAAGGCCATACAGGTCGCGGCCCTGCAAGGTCTGGCGAATGTTCTGCAATTCCGCGATGGCCTCATCAGCGGCGGGGGTGCCCCGGCGCGACAATTCGGCAATCTGCTCGTCAATAACTGTCATGGTGCGAGGCAGCGGAACTTGCCCCTTATCGGACAGCCGCTCAATGACTTCGCCCTTAAGCTTGGAATAGCGGCTCAATTCGCCACCGCGCTTTGCCACCAAGTCAGAAACAATATTTTCCGGCAGAGTTTCCGGCGCAAGCGTGGTGTATTCGGTCAGAACATCCTGCACCGCCTTAACGCGCGCTTCCTGCTGCGAAGCACGAACGCCAGAAGTCCCGGCAAGCGGAATGCGCTCCCCGACTTGCTGGACGCTACGCCCAATAAACGTTGACGGCGGCGATACGTCGGAAGTTAGAACAGGGATGCCAGCCTGCTCCGCAGCAGCAACATCGCCAGCCACGCCTCCAGTCGTGCTACCTCCGCCGCCACGGGGACGCATCAAACGCCCAGCAAGCGCGCCACCAGTGCCGCCAGTAGTTGCGCCAATCGCAGCGCCGGTTACGCGGTCACTAATGCTTGCCCCTGGTGCAGCTTCACCACCACCATACAGGCCGCCATAAGCAGCGCCGCGCATGGCTTCGCCCGCCACAGTGCCAGATTTACCCAGCGGCAAACGAGCCAGCGGAGAAACAGCGCCGCCCACCAGTTCGCTAACGAATGACGTTACAGGGGCCTGTTCCTGCGCATATTCGCCAGCGGCTTGCAACTTCGCAGCGGCGTCCGGTGAAATCAGGCCAACCGCTTCTTCTGCAAGATTGCCGGTATAGCCCTTGAGTAAGCCAGCGCCAATCGCCGCCGCAGCCACCGGAGCGCCACCTTCGCGCTTGCCAGATCGGGCGGGCGTAAACGATAGCTTGCGGTCAGGATCGGTTGCCAGCGTGTCAAGCGCCTGCTGAGACAGCGGGGAGCCGGTCACTTCAACGCTGATTGCGTTGAGCTGTTCAATAGGCGCACCGCTTTGCCACGCTTCCGAAAGTCGGCGGGCAAGCGCAATGTCTGTGTCGGTAGAGTATTCTTCGCCCTCTGCAACGCGCAAGCCGGTGCCGGTCGGCGCGGCAGCATCTACGGGCGCGCCGGGGGGCTTTGGCATAAATGGCGCGATGGCAGCTTCGACTTCGGCCCATTTCGGGCCAGCGTTAATCTTTGCGCTTTCAATAAGGCGCTGCAAGCGCAGATTTTTGGTCTGCACTTCTTCCGCGCTGTCGCCATATTGCGGGAAATAGGAAAGCGTCTGCCCCTCAAGCTGCTCGGCATTATAGGCCGCGCCAGTGCCAAGGGTCAGCAGGGCGTCAAGCACGTCGCGCTGGGCGTCAGTCACGATGCGGCGGTCGGCACCGGAAATTTTGCGAGTAAGCAAACCTTCGCCAAAGATGCTACGCGAAATGGTTTCACCAAGCCCGGCTTCCTGCGCCTCAGGATTACGGGCGCGAACGGCTTGGATATCAGCGAAGCCACCCTTAATGCGGGTGAGTAGAGTTCCGGTCTTTTGCTGGGCCTCGGTGGGCTTGCCGCCAGTCCCTTCAAATTCAGCCTGTGCGCGGGCCTCACCAGCAGCAGCGCGGGCCGCAGCCTCTTCCTTAAGCTGCGCCTCACGGGCCTTGCGGGCCTCTTCTTCCGGCGTTTGGGCCGGAGTCGCGATAATCGGCTGCGGCGCACCACGCACCACCGGCTGGGCGGCCTGCTGCGGCGCGTTCTGTTTCGCCGCAAGGGCGTTAAGCATCTTGATGGTTTCGGGATTAGTAACTTCAGGCATTCTTAGCGCCCTTCCGGGTTATCAAACCATTTGCCATTGATCTGGTAAAACGTCTTACCGTTGACAGTGGCGGTCTGCATAGGCTGAATCATAGGAATGCCGTTGCGCTTCATCCAAGCGTCGGTTTGTTCCTTGCCCATAGCCTGAACGGTTACGCGGTATTGTTCCGGCGTAAGGCCAACCGGGTTTCCGTCCGCCTTCAGCTTAGGCGGCGGAACGGTGGCAGTCTCAGCGGGAAGCGATGGCTCAAGTAGCTGCGAACCCTTAAACACACCAACGCCGCTAACCGGAACAAACTTTTCCGTTTCCACAGCCAGCCAGCGGTCAGCGTACTCCTGCCCCTTCAAGCTCTTGAGCCAGTCATATTGGCGCTGCATCGTGGTCTGTTCGCCCTGACCGCCAAACGCCGCATCAACAATCCCCTTGCCCCGGTCCTTGTCTGCTTGGATCATGGTCATGCCGATGGTCGCGCGAGCGGCAGCGGGGTTAATTTTCACCACAGACGCAATGTCGCGGATTTGCTTGGCGCTTTCCTTGTCCCCGCTGTTTTCAGCGGCGATGGCGCGCTCCTCCAAAGTGGCAACGGTGGCATCTGTGTCGTATGAGCCATCCGCCTTAGGCGACAAGGTGCGCAGGGCTGCCGCGCCAGTGTCCAGCAGGTAGCCGCGCTT